ATACAAATACAAATACAAATACAAATAGAAATAGTAAAAATAATAAAATAGATATTTCTCCTATATTAAAAGATGTTGAACAATGTATACAAATTGGATTAAATAATAAATTGGAATCTTATTTTTGCGAGTTTGAAACATATGAAAAAACTCATAATGAAGTTTTGAGTTTAAGTATTGTAAAAAATTTAGTAAACCATAATAACATATTAACACGTATACTTACTAGTAGCGCTTGTAAAAAAGAATTTAAACAGGAACAATCACGCGATACCGTAGAAAATTCTTCAAGTAATTTGGAAGTAAGTATGCTTAAGCAAGAAATTCTTCACTTACAAGAGGAGCTAAGTAGTTATAAAAATAGAAATAGCAGTCAAGAGTTGTCAACTATTAATCTCGAAATTAAAGAAAAACAATGCAACTGTGCATGTACCTGTAAAAAAAACGAAGATATAAATATTAGTATTGTAAATAAAATGTTATTGGGACAAAATGTTAAGAATGTTATTTTACAAGAAAATGAGAAAGAAGCACATCATGTAAGCAAAGAGGAGGAAGAAGAAGAGGAGGAAGAGGAAGAGGAAGAGGAAGAGGAGGAGGAAGAGGAAACGGAAGAAGAAGAGGAGGAAGAGGAAACGGAAGAAGAAGAGGAGGAAGAGGAAGAAGAAGAGGAGAAAGAGGAAGTGGAAGAAGAGGAAGAAGTGGAAGAAGAGGAAGAAGAGGAAGAAGAAGAGGAGAAAGAGGAAGTGGAAGAAGAGGAAGAAGTGGAAGAAGAGGAGGAAGCAGCGGAAGAAGAGGAGGAATCGGAGGAAGAAGAAGAGGAGGAATCGGAGAAAGAAGAAGAGGAGGAATCGGAGAAAGAAGAAGAGGAGGAAGTTAAGTTACCAACTTTCCCTACAAAAAGTGAAATAATTTCTAGTAATATCAAAGATGATGTAGAAACAGAAGATGATGTAGAAACAGAAGATGAAGAGGAAGTTATGAAGGAAGAAGTACAAGGTGAAGACAGCAAGGAGAAAGAGGAAGAGGAAGAGGAAGAATTATTTGAAGTCACAATTAATGGGGTAACTTATGTATCGAACGACGATGAATGTGGAACTATTTATTCATATATAAACGAGGAAGTGGGGGACAAAGTTGGGGAGTTTAAAGACAAATATGCAATTATTTTTGATGGAAAAAACAAAGGAACTTATGATAGAACAAAATATAATTTTAATTTGTAATAAAATTATTAATTGGTGTTAAAATTTAATTATTTGTAAAACCAATATATTATGTTATATTTTTATAATATAATATAATATACAATAAATAAATAAAAATGGTTTTAGAAAATGTATGCCCACCAGCACTTTTATATTTAGCATTTTCGATTATTCAAATAATTATTGATATGTACCGAGGAGACACTATACAGGCATTCTTTAAATTTATTGTTATGATTATTTTCACAATAGTTCTTAATGCAATATGCAGTAGCGGTATGACAATAATTTCATGGTTTATTGTTTTTATTCCCTTTATTTTAATGACGTATATTACCACTATTTTGTTCTTTATTTTCGGAATTAACCCTTCAAAGATTCAAGAATCAAATAAAAAATGTAATGATACACAATTTGGCTGTTGTGATGACGGTGTTACTGCAAAACAAGATTTAATTGGAAGAAGCTGCCCGCGCATGCGGTTAGTAAATACAGTAAACATAAAAGAACCCACTCCTGCAAATAATAAAGATAGTCATTATTTGTATCCAAGAGGTAGAAGCTGGCGCGACTATTCATTAGGCAGTGAAAGTGTATCGACAAATAAAAAATATTGGCGAGATGCGAATAAAGACTCTGATTATTATTATTCAAAACGATTGGGGAAGTACGTGCGCAAATCTAAAAAGGATATTACACCAAAGGGTGCGTACAGTAAATCATCATATTGGAAATCGAGGTTGAATAATTCCTACTGGGACGATGAAGACGATAAAAAGTCGGATGAAAAAACAGCAGATGAAACAATAGTAGAAAAGTCTAAATCGGCTGGAACTGATTATCAAGATAAAACAGTAATTAGTTATCTTCTGTCACTATTAACCCAAATACAACCAAAGACGGCAGCCCCAGCAGCCCCAGCAGCCCCGGCAGCCCCGGCAACCCCAGCAGCCCCAGCAGCCCCGGCAGCCCCAGCAGCCCCAGCAGCCCCAGCAGCCCCGGCAGCCCCAACAACAACAACACCCTCAACAACAACACCCTCAACAACAACACCCTCAACAACAACACCTACAGCAACCCCATCTTCACCTGCGCTTACGGGATCTTTACCGACCCTTTCGGGCGCTACTACCGTAGGTTCAACAATTACTGCTACGACCGGAACATGGTTAGGTTCACCGACCCCTACATTTACTTATGCGTGGTATAGAGGAACAGAACTGATACCGGGAGAAGTTAGCAATACTTATATAATAAAAGCAGCAGATGTCGGACGGTCTATCAATTGTCGCATAACGGCTACAAATTCGGCAGGTTCTACCTCGATGACAACCAATACTGTTTCTATTCCTTCCTCATAAAAAATGAACTATGTCTATATCTATGTTTATATTTAGTTATAATTATAGATAACTATTGGATAAAAATACAATATCCAAAATATAATATTTATGTAAAAGATTTAAACATATATAAATATTATAGTATACAGTTACAAATAGTATTACCAGAAAATGAGAAATAATACTTATACAACTCCCAGCAACGAACGAATGGACATTTCCTTTTTTAACTACTTTAGTACAGTCTCTTTGGGGATAATGTGTTATTCATTTTTTAAACCTAAATTATGTTTTAATATAGCAATGTTTTGCGCGTATGGGTTTGCAAGAACAGTAATTACCACGCACGATATGTGCCATAAATATATATACATACCATATAAAAAATATATTAAAACACCTTTGATGAAAATTTTAAATATAGATAATGGGTTATATGAAATCGAGATAGTGAAAGATGGAAAAGTTATTCATAGATTTAAGACAATGTCAGATTTTATTGCGCATAATACTATTAAGTTTATTAACGATGATGACCTTGAATCGGGGTCTGATTCGGATTCGGATTCTGAATCGGACTCTCAAGCAGAAAATACCAATAATGAGCCAGAATCACATTCAAATATAGAAACACCAGTGGATGCCGATCTTACGCAACAAGATATTAACATTCACGAAGTAGAATCGAATATAGAATGTTCCAGTAGTGGCGAAGAGGGTGAAGAGGGCAAAGAGGGTGAAGATGGTGAAGATGGCAAAGAGGGTGAAGAGGGCAAAGAGGGCAAAGAGGGTGAAGATGACGAGAGCGAAGACATGGAAGACGCCAACGATTACAATCTTATTCTAGAACCTAGCGAATATGATTTTGTTCTAAGAAATATTTACGTTGATGATGATACGATGACTACACCATTTGGATATTGTTTGAAGTATGAAACATTCCGCAAGTCTGACATGAAACGCAAAAGTTATGAATATGCTGATATAAAAAATATGACGTCTAAGCGAAGATTTATCGGAATACACCTTAAGACCGAAGAAAAAGAATTCATTATTAATTTAACAAATCCCATAAACTACTATATTGTAAATAATACAATTTTAGACTATTCGTTTCTTAAAATGTATCTTTTTAATCGTTATAATTTTAATTTAGGAAATACTTATAAGCTGTCATGTATCGACAACTTTGTTGAAATGTATACGATTGAACAAGGCAAGAAGTTTTTCGTCAAAAGTAATGCCTTTAAGATAGTAGAGGACGAAACATATAAAGTTGAGGAAGTGTGTGGTACTCCAATTACTTTTAAAGATGAAGAGACAGACATACCATCGCAAACCGCGAGCGATGCTCTAACTGAAGCGGATATTGAAATTGTAGAGTGCAACTATAGCTGTCAGTAAGTAATGTGAAAATATGGACTAATGGACTAATGGACTAATGGACAAATGGACGAATGGACAAATAAGTAATTATTTAACTTATTAAATTTAATAAATAAAGTATATTATAAACCTATATAGAAATATATGTTTATAATATATCATAATGGTTGATAGTGATACTCATAATTCTCCTATTGTATTAAAAATGAATAGCGACACAAATACATTAGACGAAAAATCCAGCGAATCCAATAATTTACATAAATTATCTGATACATGGATATTATGGGCACATCTTCCACACGACACTGACTGGAGTATTAAAAGCTACATTAAAATATGTTCTTTTAACACCGTAGAAGAGACCATTTCCATTATTAACGTACTACCTGCAAAGTTGGTTACAAACTGTATGTTATTTATAATGCGCGAGGGCATAGCTCCCACGTGGGAAGACCAGCGCAATCGCAAAGGTGGATGTTTTTCATATAAAATCAGCAACAAAGATGTTTCACAAGCGTGGAAAGAACTTACTTATGTTTTGGTGGGTGAATCCATGGCTGACAATACATCAATCCTACCTCTTATGAACGGTATAACAATTTCCCCGAAAAAGAATTTCTGTATCGTGAAAATATGGTTAGCAAGTTGCGAATTTAGAGATTCTAGCGTTATTAAAGAGTTACATGGAATATCATCTCATGGTTGTCTCTTTAAAGAACACATGCCCGAGTATTAATATGCAAAATCAAAAATGTACCCAAAAAATACCCAAAAATGCATAAACAATATTATGTCAATACATCGGATATTGACATAATAGTTAACGAAAAATATAAGTTGTTATCTAAGAAGAAGGTAATGGTGAAAGCGCAAGCTTTACTTCTCCCAAACTTGCAACATAGTATTTAATAACGAGAGGCAAGTCATTCTCCAAGTACATTTCAATCTGGCTACACAGGTTTGTACATTTGATGAAATAGCTCAAATTTTTAAGCGAGAACTCTCCTTGAATAATTTTGCTCGTTGACTGTTTTTGAATAAATTTCATGCTGTCGTCCGACTCTACACGTCGCACCTCCGCCGTAGCAAACTGCCCCGAACACTTGAAAATAAGTTCGTTGCCCACCGACTTAATCTCCAACTTCTCCGATAAATACGACAAATCGCGAATAATCTTTTGAAAATCAGCCGAAGGCATATTGATTACCGACGAAAATACAACATTCGGTTCTTCTAACTCCTCTGAATCAGGCTCAATTAATCGCAACTTTTGCGTCTTACACTGCTTGATATCCCCGTTCTCAAATTTAAGCCCCAGATGCGACACAATACCGTCATTATAATCTTTCTTCTCAATATATATTGTCAATGTATCGTCGTTATCGATCGAATTAATAAGCTTAAACAAGTGAAACATGTTTACACCTATAATAATTTTCTCTTTATCGCACTCGTACAGCTCAAAGTTCTCCGCAGCTAGATGCAAATGCGCCAACATCGTGTGCGACTTATCCATATTAATAATTCGAATACCATCTTTCTTAAACGTAATATTTGTTTCTAGTAAAATATCCTTTAGCGCCGTCATTAGAGTCCTAAATGGTGCAATTTGAACCGTCTTGATTGTGAGAACATTGTCCGGATTACTCATCCTTGGTTTATATATATATATCTTATTTTAACATAAATCTTTAAATAGTTATGACTATTATTAAAAATATATAATAAAATATTAATTAGGAATAATAATTTATATATATATATATACTCGTCGCCAATACTTATTTTTATGCCTCCACAAAAAATAATATCACCACTCGCCCTACCCGTCGCACCACCACCCATCGCACCACCACCCATCGCACCACCACCCATCGCACCACCACCCGTCGCATCACCATCTACCACCCAGAATGGAAACAGAACCGATAGAAACGGTTTTATTTATGTTACCGTAAAAGGAAAACCAGAAGAAAGAGGGTATGCCCAAGGATTTTTGATAGCAGACAGAATCGTAAAATTTATAAGAACATATGCATTTTTTCTTTGGAGCGAACACGGAAGAGATATTACATTTTTTACTAAAATGATAAAAGATTTATTTGGCAACATTGTTGATTCGCAAGAGTACCATGAATATTATTTAGAAATGAAAGGTATTGCAAGAGGGGTTGTAGATAAAATATCAACGTTTAGTAGCCAACAAGAGAAAGATGCATATTTTACCAAAGGAGCTATCGACGGCATTAAAATCGTTTTACCCGCAGATTCACACCTAGAACATAGGAACTTGGTTTACAATGGTGCATCTGAAGAAGAGAAAAAGAAATATACAAAGGATGGTAAAATACTAATAGATATCAATTTCGACATAATTTTTCTTTTGAACTGCGTCGTAACGGTTGATTATGCATATTCCAAGTTAGCGGAAATTTTTAGCAGTAATAATTCTTTCAAACAAACAGCTAGTTATAAAGAATATGTTGGAAATGTAAACCCACTACACTCACACTCTTCAATAGGGAAATCGAGCGGTGTTTTGAGCTCGATTGTAAATAAAAAGGGTGCATCTGAAGGAGGATCTGATAGATGTAGTGCATTTATGGCTGTAGGAAACACTCATACATCTGATGGTGGAATTATATGCGCCCATATAACATTCGATAACTATATTATGGGACAATTTGACAATATTATTTTATATATCGATACATCAACGTCGAACACTCCACAAAAACCATCCTATAATATACTTATGCAAACATTCGCGGGTGGAGTTTTTAGTTCAACGGATTTTTTTGTTACATCTGCAAAAATTGTTGGCACAGAAACGACGATTGGCGGTTTTCATGCTTTTGAGTTACATGCACCTGCATGTGTTCGTTCTCGTAAAGCGATGCAATATTCCGGAACATTAGACGAATATATTATAAATCTTAGAAAAAATAATTCAGGAGACTATGCAAATACATGGTACATAGGACATACAGAAAGTAAAGATTCCGCTGGCATCAAACGTCCCGAAATTATGAGAATTGAGCTGGGGCTTAAATATGTAAATGTCGAAAAAAAAACGGATGGATATTTTATCGGCTTCAACGCCTGCTATGACCCGCGTATTCGTAACCTCGAATGTAGCAATGACGGGTTTTTTGATATACGTCGACATTCTGGAGCACGGCGCGTTACATTAAATGAAAAAATTAAAGAATACACTGAAGGCACAAAACGAATATCTATCGCAGAAGCACAGTCAATCATTTCTAACCACTATGACTTATACTTGGGTAAAGATAACCCTTGCTCGCGTAGCATATGTGCTCATTATGACCTCGATAAACGCGAATATATGTCCCAAGAAAATAGACCAAAACCGTATCAACCAAAGGGTGCAGTCGATGCGAAAATATGCTCTAGTAGTCTCTGCAATAAAATGCAGTTTATGGCGCGATGGGGGAATGCGTGTGGAACGGACTTCAGAAAAGATGATTTTTGTAACCTTCGCCGAGAATGGGAATACCAGCGCGCTTATATGGAGGATAGATTGAAACAACCGTGGGTGGTTTGTACAGAAGTAAATATAGCTACCTCAGGTTATGATATGAATAGCGCAATAAAGGAATATGTCTCTGGTAGTAGCAGTAGTAGCGCGAGCATGAGCCCGAGCATGAGCACGAGCATTCCTAATTTGAACCCCGTTGCTCTTGCTCTTGCGCCTTCTGCTTCCGCATCACCTTCTTCTCAAAAAAACATTCCAAATATTACACCAGATCCTATACAAATGCTCCCTCCAAATAATTTCAAAGCCGCTGCTGCTGTTGCCGCGGGAGGATCGCCACACGAGTTTGACAATAATAAAGAACTAAAAGACTTTATTAAGATGTTTAAAAAACAAAATAAAAAAAGTTACAGGTCAAAGAATTCCAACACGCGAAGGAATAAAAAGAATGATAAAAAGAATGATAAAAATAAGGAATAAATAATATAATATAATATATTAAACGTT